ATGGGAAGAAGGAAAACTATTGATAAAGAGCCTGTTACGATTAGATTTAAAGAACTTTCGAATGGCAATAAGAGTATTTATCTTGACATTTACAATAATGGGGAAAGAGTGTATGAGTTCCTAAAATTGTATCTTTTGCCCGAAAATGGACGAAATAAAGCCGCTGTAAGGCAGAAAAATTCAGAAACTATGGAGGCTGCAAACATCATAAAAGCTAAAAGGGTTCTGGAAATAAAAGAAGGTATTGCAGGAATAAAATCCAGCAAAGGAAACATGTCTCTTAATGACTGGATTGAAATATTCAGAAAATATAAATTGAAAAATACTCAGTCTCCCAAGAATGTGGAAATGCACATCTATGCTACAAAACTACAACTACAGAACTATAAAGGGACAGAAATAAAGCTTTGCGATATTGACAAGAAGTATTGCCTCGGTTTCATTGAACATCTCAACAATGCCAAGCGGAAATATACAGAGACTCCGTTAAGCGAGAATACAAAGAAACTATATTATGCCTATCTCAACGACATGCTCAACAAGGCGGTGAAGGAAGGGGTCATTCTGAAGAATCCATTTTTGGAGATCGACAAAAAAGAAAAGCCCAAAGCACCTGAAAGCAACAGGGCTTACCTTGACTTAGAGGAAGTAAAAATCCTGGCACAAACAGAATGTGTAGACACGAACACTAAACAAGCATTCATGTTTTCTTGCTTTTGCGGATTAAGAATTTCCGACATAAGAACTTTGAAGTGGAAAAATATAAAAGAGACTTTGAGCAAAGACGGAGAAAAGATACTTCATCTAAGTCAGACTCAACAGAAGACGAACAGGACGGTATCTTATATTCTCCCAAAGGAAGCCGTTAAATGGATGCCGCAAAAGACAGGCAGTCCTTTTGTGTTTCCTTATTTAAAAAGTGAGAACGCGATAAACAGACACGTCTCGGCATGGGTTTTAAAAGCAGGAATCCAAAAGCATGTAACGTTCCATACCGCCAGGCACACTTTCGGAACCATGATGATTACGCTTGGCGCAGACCTCTATACGACCAGTAAGCTGATGGGACATTCAAGAATTTCAACCACTGAAATCTACGCGAAAATCATAGACAAGAAGAAGGATGAAGCAATGGGGTTGATAGATAAATTCTTCGACAAGTAAAATAAAGGGTAATTGCCGGCATAAGCAGTTACCCTTTAATCATACAAAAAAATATTAAAATGGATAGATCCTTATTCTTGTATGACCAGTTGTTCGGATAGACGCTTCCTTGAATTTCTGCTTCTTCTCTTCAGCCAAAAGCTTGAATCGTTCAGCTCCATCTGGATAGACAAGCATCATCCATTCATAGAGAGACTGGTAGACTATGAAGTCATGAATATAGACTGTCATTGTGTGAACGCTTGTAGCCGAGAAGTCTTTAGGCATGACCATTATCAGGTAATAGGCTTCCTCATCATTGGCAGGAGAGCCAACACATTCCTCCCATTCATTGGAATCAAAGCCACCACCATGTATGTTGATCTTGCAGAAGCGATACAGCATTTCTCGACAGTCTTCAACCGCTGAATCCAGGATTCTTGCCAACCTGTCCATATTTCCAATCTCCGCCACATCAAATATATTGTGCAGCGTATGTGGATCTAAATCTTGTTTTGTTTGGGCATCTGCAAAAATGTAGGCAGTGTTCTTGATGTCGTACACAAGTTCCTGTTTCTGCAATTCAATCATTACCCTATACCCATTACAACATGTCTTCATATATTAAAAATTTCGTTTAGGTCTTTGCCGTAAATATTGCATTGCATTAATCTGTTGCAGCAAGGCTGCCGATTTCGCAGCATAAGAATCTTCGTCTTTCTTGGTTATGGCACACCATGATGCGACAATACTGTTCTCTATAGACTCTTTGATTTTCTGCGCCAAAGGATTTTCCATTGCTGATATGAAGTTTCCGGGCATCCTTAATGTATATACAATATCGTCATCACTTGTTTCCATATCTTTCAATGAATGTTCCAACGCTGTCGCGATATTGTTTGTTGCCGAAGAAAAGAAGCTGTCTATCATCTCTCTGTCAGCATCTGTAATGAAAACCTGATCATAGAGAGAGTTGCCGCTTGCGTCTATATTCTTGCCGCCTATATAGGCTGTAACTTTAGACACCTCCTCATACACCTCAATTTTGTCTATTTGTATTGTTATATCTGCCATTCTTTATCCACTTATATAGTTTATATCCGAGCCATACCAATATCATGCAGAGTGCTCCCATTGACCATACAGCATATTTGAGCTGGAACTTCTCCCACTTTGACAGTTCCTTCTCTACAGGATATGGTACTTTTATTGTATCGCATAAAGAAATGTATTGAAAGTCTCCATACTCTTTATTCTGAAAATCCATATTTTGCAAAGAGAAGAAATTATACAGATACTCCCAGTGCCATCTTTCTGTATAAATCGTATCTCCTACTTGACGTGTAGAAACACTGTCTTTGATATATATGCTGTCTCGCTTGAATATGCTGTCAATGACGGTTCTGTCATTACGGTTCCAATTGACAGTACTGTCAGTCATATTATGTGAGATGCTTTCTTTCAATCCTGCGGAACCGCTTTTGCAGCCGAAGAATAAAATCAGGAACAACATGCTGATTATGCACATCGCTACCCTATTGCCAAATATATTCTTCTTTGCTCTCATACTATACCTTTAATGCTTTCTTTGCCCTTACAAGATATTTCTTTCGACTATCCAATCCTGTTGTTCCACCATTGATTTTCTTTGTTATGGCGATAAAAGAATCTTTGTCCGCGAGCTTGTTAAGTCCATTGCTGTTCCACCACCACATCGCAGACTTGACAGCACCGAGAGGCTTTTCCAACAATTCAGGATGAGCCATAATGTCTCCACGGCAATATGAACTGTCATTATATGTCTGATAGTTTGCACGTCCTGTAATCTGTATCAGTCCACGACCGCGATACTTGTAGCCGTCTCCGGCTTTCACGTTCCCAAGCATCTGCTTCAGCTTGCCTGTATCATACTTCGTGAAGTAGCTTATGTTACCAATCTCTTTCACGCTTCTCAGCTCATTGCTTTCATGTGCTATCTGAGCTAAGAAGTGTGCCATACGCAATGGAGTACTTATCTTGAATGTTTCTTTATATCCGTTGATATAAGGAAGATATTCAGCGACCTTATCCTTTGCATTTGGCATTATCTCCAATATCTGTTCTTTCGTTATTTCCATATTTTGTCTTTTTATATTCCTGATACTTTTTGAACATCGGCACTTTGTCTACAAATTTGAATGTAAGTACATAATGCAAGAAATCCACCAGCTGATACCAAGGAGAGCCTGGCACAAGAACACTTCGCCAGTTCCTTACAATGTTGGTAGTAAACAAGTACATCGCTGCAATGCAGATATAGCGCACACAGAATATCGCCTGTTCGTCAGAATGGAGAAAATGTCCGCAAACGAACAATACGGCAACAGTAGCGAAGAACAGAAAGCAACAAACGAAAAACATTCCTGCCTTTTTCCAAGACCAGTCTTCATGATTGAACCTTGCTGCTACCAAACCGAACACGAAGTTCAGCGTAAAAAGGACTACCATACTCGTCATGAAATCCTTTATCGGGGTAAGCAGTACCAAAAATCCCCATATCGTGCTTATTATAAATGCCCTTACATCATTCATCATTATATCTTTTCTACAAAGATAGGATAAGAATTTACAAAAGTCGTTTTATCCGTTAATAGAGTACAATGTTTTATTTGCTGAACAATGTATCTTATTCGTCTTCTTCATGCCTAATCCTTTTCATCTTCCCCCTCTTCCATATATTGTCTTTGTTCCGTTTTATAACTCTTCCAAAAACATCATTCTCATACAAGTCTGGACTGTCTTTTCTGCCTTGTGTTTCGGAAGCTATACCGCCATTCGGGTCATTTACTTGCTTCTGAGGTACTCCAATGTTTTCATTTCCATTCTCAATACTAATATTTTCTGCCATCATACTTTATTTTATTTATAGTGTTATTCTGATAAAGGAGCCTGTTGCTCACTTGGTTGTATGCCTTGACCGCTCAACATCTGTTGAAGCATTGCCTGTGCCTTTGGATTACTCTGTGATGCTTGGCTTATCTGTGCTTGCAGTTCGGGAGAAATTTGCTGTGGTGCTCTGCCCTGTTGCATGTCTTGCTCCTGATTGTCCAGTTCTTGCAGCAAGTCATCCGCGAATGGGAAGTCTCCAACTTTCAATAGCTGACGTAAAGATATTGCCTGTTTCTGCCACAGTTGCATAAGGAAATCATTTGCCATCTGGCGATATACTGGAGTTGCCGTACTTTCTGTTATGTTTATGTCAAACTCTACATCGCGTATTTTCTTCGGGTCGTACTCTACGATCTCTCCTGCTTTGCCTACAATATTAAATGTACGCCTTGTGTCATAATACTGTTGCATATTCTTCACGTCCTTATATGCTCCGTCTATTATGAACTGGCTGAACGTTTCCAATATGTCAAGCAACGACATCGTGGCATTTTGTGTCTGCTGGGCATATAGCGAACCGCTCGTTCCAGATACTCCTGGCTTGCCTTGCAATGCACCGTTTACACCGCTTATATCCTCAAAGAACTTCAACTGGAATTTCAGCAAATCCTGTATTCCTATGTTGACACAATTGTTTGCCACCTGTACCGGCAGTTGTCCACTCTTGCTTGGTTTGAAGCGTACAAGTCCGTTAAACCTTGCCCATTCATCTGCTAAGTCATCCCATGTCAAATCATCCGGGCAGCAGTCATCAGGACATAGAAGAACGCCTTTTGCCGATGCACGCATAATGAAATCATACATCGTAACAAGCCTGTTAACATACCGTTGCTGGTCTACTACATCCTCAACGAAGCTGTGTATTTCGCCATCAATGAACGGATAGAATTTGAATACGTATGGATGCTCACCATGGGCATAAGGAGTTTCGCCCTCACGGAGAATATCGCCAAACGGAGAGAGGTAGTAGAAATACCAGTATTCATCCATGAACCATTCTGCTTTGATCAAAGGAATGTCTTCCTTTTCCATTCCTGCATTCAAACCGCGTTCTATACGATCCTTGTTTTCAAATTCTACTATATCGTGGTAGTCCTCAACGTCAATCTTGTAGTCATCACCATTGTTGTAGTCATGACAGCGGTATCGCGGTTTGCTCTCTTTACGCCATACTTCTATAACTCTACATAGAGAAGGGTTGCTTGGAGACATGAAGTCTACTTTCCGTGGATCGAACTCTCCAAACTGCTGCAAGCTGTCTTCTATCAGTTCTCTGTTGCTGGCATTACGGTATATCTCTTTCAGTCTTTTTACATCTGCTGGAGACTTAGCAAATTCCATCAGGATATTTCCGATAGTGGTATCATGTATCTCACCGATACAGCGTACATCCCACCCTCTGAAATCCTTCATATTATTGTCCACGAAAAACTCGTTCGGGTCTACATAGTCTGTCCAACAGTCCAGTCTGTTTCGCCTCCATCCGTATTTTTTCTTGTGAATAGCAGCACCGCTTATAAGGAACTCTTCCATCGTTCGGGCATCAATCTCGCTCTCCCTATTGAGCTGACGGTTGCACTGCAAGACGATACTCATTGTCTCGCTGTACTTCTGTTCGTCTTTGTCTCTTGCATTACATGTTGGTTCCTTGCTTTGCGAGCGATACACACCGAGAACATTCTTCACCAGTCTGCGTATAAGATTATTCTTCAGAGGCTCACTGCCTTGCTCACGGATATATTGCGACTCCGTCATTCTCCTCACGCCACCGCATTTGGAGTGCAGCTCTATTATATCTCCCCACTGGTCTCCGTAATTGTATCTTTTGTTTCTCAGTCTTCTCTTGCGGAAGTTCTCCATATTGTTATAATACCGCTGAGCCTCAAAGAGGACGGAATATGCACGTTCATACGGCTGACTGTAAGAGTTGAAGGAAGCTTTGACGGTATCAAGTTCCTCCTTGTCTGTCACCTTGCTCAGCGACAACAGTTTTGTCTTTTCTTTTTTCTTTGCCATATCATTATTGCATTTGAGAAGGTTCTACATCTAATATTCCTGCCAATTTCTTTGCGACAGACAGCAGTCCGTTGGCTGTATCGTTGTCTCCCAAGCTGACACATACCAGATAAGCCGTCATATATTTCACTGCATCTACCAAAGTCTGTGGCAATTCTATCATGTCGTTCTGGATGAAAGGCAACTTCACGTATGATAAGTCCAATGTAGCATCATCCGAATTGCTTGTGTATAGTTCTATATGTCTTTTTCCTCCAGCATGTACTATTGCTGCAACAGGTCTTTCTACATTTCCGCGCACACCAAACCTGCTTGTCTGCAATTTATACTCGTCATCATTCTCTGATATAATCTTGCCTGGTCTTATCCAGTCGCTGACCTTAACAGACAAGACACGTATCAAGTCTGACGGTAATTCCACTTTGCCGAAATATGCACCGTAAGAATTTTGCCAAGTTACAATATTGTCGGCAAGTGTTGTTCCTTCCACCAATAGAGACGAAGCTTCTGTCAAGATTATTTTTGCCGCATCCACGATTCTGCTCTGGATAAGTTCTCCTTGTGAGAGAGTATCAGAGTCATCAGGCACAAGTGCAGCACTCTCCTGATTGCGGTCAAGAATTACCTTGACTTCTTTCACCAAGTCAGATACAGCATAATTTACCATATTACTCCAGTCCTTCTAATTCAACACCATATTCATTTGCCACGGCAAGTACATCTTCTTTTGTCTTCATCTTTGTACGAGACACTCCAAAGGTATCTGCAAGATAATCCTTGGCATCAGCAATATCCGACACACAATATATTTTTTTATCCTCTGCAATTTTCTTTGCCTTTGCCGCGGCTTTCTTTTTCGTCTCGGCTTCCAACTTCTTCTCGTCTATTGTTTCTTCAAGCCAGAACTTGTCGTTAAACCAGTAATGGCTCTCTATTGCCTTTTGCTCTTTTACGTCTCTCGTTGAATATATGCTTGTACCATGACTCTGACCGTCAAACACAATTCGTTTAAGACCTCCCTCCAACTTTACGTTGAAAGCCAAGTCTGAATTTCCCTGATATGTTTTTAACATCTTTCTCTTCTAATTAAAAAGAGGGATGGGGCAAGTGCCCACACCCCTCATAAATTATATATACATGAATGAACCTAACTCTAAGTTAAGCAGTCGCAAGCTTCATTCTTGCGTGAGCTTTCGGGTATTTCAGATACAGACACGCTACTTCCTGAATTACCACAGCATCCGTGTTGCGAATACCTGCTGCTTTAAGGTCAAGCACGTTACGCGCCCAAGGCAAGTGTACTCGCTTTACAAGGAACTCTGGATCGAGAACCAATGCACAGTCGCTCATTCCCTGCAAGTCGAAGAACTCTGAATGAATCATCAGCAACTCCCCGAAGTCTGTCTCCCAACTCTTGAATTTTAAGTTGAATACTTCAACGGTATCTTTTAGTCGGAACTTCTCTGAACGAATCTTGGAGAATGCAGTTACCACCTGTGAACCGGCAATAACTACCTTGCGCTTGTTGCCAATGCCTGTACCTACAAATATATCTTTTGTAATATCCACAAGTTCATTGTCCCAGATTACAACATCATCCTTCTTGAAACCTTTCTTCTGGTCATCCTCAGTTGCCTTGTGTCCTACTTCAATGTCCTTTCCAGCCATCCACCAAATACCTTTGGTAAACCACTGTGAGGAATTGTTCTTTGTCGTATGCTTGATACAAGCCATGTCTCCAAACAAGAAAGTTCCCTCCATTGCAAGGCGCATGTCATAGATAGAATCCTCTTCCATATCAGAGAAGCTCCAATCCACTTTCTTTGCAGCAATCTTGTCAAAGGTACTCTGCTCAATCTGAATCATAAAGTTCTGACAATACTGAGTATCGCTTGTCGGAAGGTTGTTGAAACGTCCTGTCTGTACGTCAAGCTCTCCACAAGCCTTTGCCATACGGATAAGTACAGTCTTTGCCGGAATTGCCGGCACTCCGATAGCCTGCTTCTGATACATGTTACCATTAACGGCAAAGACAATGGGCTGTCCGTCTGTATTCTTACCGCATACGCACAGTTCCAAATCCGGAACTGGAACGCCTTTGTTCTTATCATCTGAATATGCAATACCATTATAGTCTGTAATTGCCTTTACTCCTACCACACGGATAGTATCATCAAGAGTAAACATGTCTGGATCATCAACTGGCAGCACAACGGATGAACCTGTACTTGCCTCAGTTGTGGTCTTTACTGTGGTCTTGATTGGACGTGTACCGATAGAGTAATATTCCACTACAAAAGAATCGGCGGTCTTCGGTGTAGCGTAACGTGAAATCTGGTCTACAGGAGTTGCCATAGGACGGATTTTTGTAATCTTGTCATTCAAATCATTTGAATAGAAGTTTACATCACCTTCTGCCCATTTCGTTTCACGTCCACGTGTCTCCGTTGCGATTCCTTCATTCTGCCTTGCAGCACCGCCATTGCCGCCTTCTCCGGCAGTCTCTGCACCACCAGCCTCTGCCGCATGTCCACTATTGGTCGTACCTGCATCAGGCAAGTTTGTAGCCTCCGCCATCAGAACAGAGCCGTTTACTCCAAAAATCATAGCCAAAGCCATGAGGAACACGGACATCAGCCAACTGAATGTTTGTTTTGTTGTCTTCATTATCTGTAAATTTTAAATTAATAAATCCTTTTATCTATTGTGTATTCTCTTCTCTCCGCCTCGTTCCCATATAGAACCTCCTCTTGCCATACGTCCAAGTGCTCCGAAATCAGGCTGGTTATCGCCATCTTGTGGCGACTCTGCTGTTGCTGAATCCAAATCAGCCACACCATCGCCTTTCTTGCGAAGCTCCAGGTTTTTCTGGTGCTTGATATTCTTTCCACGTACTTCGCCTTCATGTGCGGCATTGGCTACATCTTCATCATGACTTGCAGCGAGTCTGAGCATGTCAAGTGCTTCTCTTGTGAACTTGCCGCGGATAACATCATTGGCTACAACAAACATTTTGCCGATTAGCTCATTTGTAACGTCTTCGCCATACTCTTTGTCCATTGCGTCAAAGACTTCATAGCTCTTCTTTATGTTCTCAGCATACTCGTCATCAAGTTTCTTGCTTTCGGCAACACGTTTTAAGTAGTCTGCCTGTGCTTCTCCGATTGCATCTGCTTGCTCCGGGTCTGTAAGTATGTCCACAAACTCATCGCCAAAGTTCCTTACAAGTTCCACGGCAGGATTCTTGCCGTTCTTCATCGCCTTTAAAAATGCCGCGGAACGAGGATCGGCTGTCAGCATGTCGCTCATTGCCTTTTCGTTTGCCTTATACCCTTCGATTGCTTTCTGGTCTGCATCGTAGTCATCGTTGATTGCACCATAGATTGCTTCATCGTCTGCATAGTCCGTATCTGGATGACGTGTCTTTAAACGTTCCAAAGCCAAGTCTCTTTTTGTCTTTGCCGCTTGCTGGGTTGCTGCTCCAGCATTCTGAATATTGTTTGTATTTCCAGCCATATTTGAATAACAGATTAAAATATTGCCCAAAATTAATGCTTTTCATACTTTCTTCTTTTTTATCCGTTAATATTCATTGCTCATATTTGATTTTGTCAGTAATTTTTTGTACATTTGCAGTGTCTAATATGAAGTTCAAAGGCTCATCTTGTGACTTTACACAAGAACGTGATGCTGACTTGTTGAGGGCTTACCGTGAAATAATATCGGAAAGAGACAATTTTAGTCTGTCTGAGATTGAAAGGAGAATTCTTCAATCTCCGAGCAGAAGGTTTTGGGTATCGGAAGGCAGAGCATACAGGGTAATATTAGACTTGTTGAAAGGAAAATCCATTGACTATATGATTCCAACAAGGAAAGCCATGTTCATGGAGATTTTCCGAAGGTTCCAGATATACAGTAAAGAGCATCCGTCTCTCACGAAGATGGAAATAATATGGCATATTTGTAATGAGGAAGCTCCAAGTTTCTATCTTACTCAATACACTATCCATGTCATTTTATGCAGGGTGAGAAAGGAGGAGAAGAAAAGATGTTACGAACAAAGAAAACGCAGATTGAAGTTTATGTTTGGTTCATTTTGATTTTCGTCCTTTCACTCCTTGGACATGACGGCATGGGACTGTATCACGGATGTAGCGTTCTGCAACGTCTTACTTATCCTCTGTTTCACTTGAACATTTTCCATGCCATCATAAACCTTTGGGCACTGTATCAATGTTTGAATGCCATTCGTTGCAGATGGAACCTGCTGGTTTTCTTTGTCATTGCCGTCAGCTACCCATTTGCTACCGAAATCCCGATAATAGGATTAAGTGGTTTTGTATATGCCTATATGGGGTATATTGCGCCTTTTGTGAGCAAGAAGGTAAAATATAATCTCACCATATTATTATATATATCTATCGGGCTTGTGTTCCCTTGCATGGCAATTGGAGTCCACATCTATTGTTATGTACTTGGTCTTTTGTGGGGTTATCTAAATGCGCCATTATGCCAAGACAAATAGTTGAAGACAAACATACAGATTTGATTCTTAAAGAGAACGAGAAGAGAATCAAAGTAATCTCTACGGAGTTTAACCCGATTGTCGGTACAGGCTGTGGAGACAAGAGGTATCATCTCCATTTGGAGGATTTTCCTATTGAAGACCAGTATTTGCCAATAGAACTGAAAAATAATCCTTTCATCAAACAGCTTGCGGAAGCAGGCAGCGTTAAAGCATACTTGAATATTCTGTATGATGAATGTGACGATGAAGCGAAAAAAAACGGAGAGCCGCCAGTAGAACGGAACTATGATTCAGACAGCGAGCAAATTGTAGAGCAGTTCATACGGCTTCGCATGAAGTATGATCCATTCTTTTTCTTCGGAATGTTCATATACATTAAACCTAAAGGAGGAGGACTACCTTTCCGATTTGTTCTAAGAAGACCACAGCGCAGGCTTCTCCGTTGGCTGGAAGATAGAAGGAAGAAGGGCAAGCCGATACGCCTTATACTTTTGAAAGCTCGACAATGGGGAGGCTCGACTGTTATACAGATGTATATGCTATGGCTGCAACTGATGTGGATGAAAGGTCTCAACTCTCTCATTGTTGCTCAGGTTAAGGACACGGCTGAGACTATACGTGGCATGTTTGATGAGGCATTAAAAAATTTCCCTGCTAAGTTCTTGCATGAGATGGGTGAAGCCTACTCTGACAATGAGCCTAAGTTTGTCGGTGTAGGAACATCCGGTAATGTTAAGAAGGTTCCTCAACGTTTCTGTAAGATTAAGGTCGGGTCTATGGAGCGACCACTTTCTGCCAACGGTGAAGACTATAACTTGGTTCACTTGTCTGAGGTCGGTCTATGGAAAAAGACTGACGGCAAGTCTCCTGAGGAAGTTATCCAAAATGCCACCAATGGTATTTTGTATCGCCCTATGACAATGATAGCTCTTGAATCTACTGCCAATGGAACTGGTAATTTTTTCCACAAAGAATGGCTTGCCGCAAAGGATGGCAAATCGCAGTTTGAACCGTTCTTCGTTCCTTGGTTTGAGATATACGATATGTATCATCTTGACTTCGGAACGAAGAAAGAAAAAAGTCTGTTTGCAAAATGGCTGTATGAGAACAGGAACAATAGCAATGCCATGTCGGATCGTGAAGAGCCTGGTACATATCTATGGAAACTATGGACGCTCGGAGCACCGCTTGAAGCTATCAACTGGTATATTGCTGAACGCAAGAAGTTTACAGACCATGCGGATATGGCAGCTGGTTATCCTACTGACGACATTGAAGCATTCAAGCATTCTGGAGCAAGGGTGTTTGCAGAAGACAAGGTTGACAAATTCAAAAAGGGATGCAGGGCACCCAAGTATATTGGAGATGTTTATGGTGATGGATATAAGGGCAAGAAGTGTATGCAGAACGTCAGGTTCTGTGAAGACAAGCAGGGACAGCTGTGGATCTGGAATCTGCCTGAGTTTTTTGAAGACTGCAAGGTTACCAACCGGTATTTGGTTGTCGTTGATATTGGAGGACGTAGCAAGGGTGCTGACTGGTCGGTTATTGTTGTCATCGACAGATATTGGATGATGGAAGGCGGAAAACCGCATATTGTGGCTCAATGGTATGGTCATATTGATATGGACTTGTTGGCGTGGAAAGCTGCACAGATAGCCAAGTATTACGATAACGCCCTTCTTGTCATAGAATCTAACACTCTTGAAACCAAAGACAAGGAACATATTCTGGAAGGTGGAGACCAGTCAGAGTTTATACTTAATCAGATAAAGGATGTATATGACAACTTGTATGCACGAAAGCAAAGTGAGTCTGACATAAAGAATAAGGTTCCTGTAAAATACGGCTTTCACACTAACGTTGCCACAAAGCCAATGGTCATTTCTGTTTTGGTTCAGGTTATCCGCGAACAGCTGTATGTGGAGCGAGACGAAAGATGTTTGTTTGAATACTTGACATACGAAAAGAACGGCACTGTTTATGAAGCTGCTGACGGAAAGCATGATGACTTGCTGATGACAAGAGCCATTGGTCTTCATATCTGCTTCAACGAAATGGAGATGCCAAGGATGATAACAAAGGAAACAAGGAAACTGACAAGACGAGTATCTGTTTCGGCAGCTACTATCGGATAAATAACTATTTAAATACAACGATTATGAAATTTGGAAAAATTATCAAGCGTGTTAAGTGTGAGTTGATGTACCGCAAAGCCAAGGCAGCGGCACTTAAAGCATCATCTAAGGATGGTGAAATCTATTTCGTTCTTCCAATGCAGAGCGGAAAACTGATGGTTATTAACCGGAATCAGTATCTGGCATACCGCAGAGTTGGCTTGACTCCTAAAGACGCAAAGCCTAAAGATCTTTTCCATGATTGCGTGTATCATACTAATGCAAAGAGTAAAAAGGCACAGCAAAACAGAAAGAGGAAATTTCTTCGGTGGAAAGGTCTTGTATGATATTGGTTTCGTTTATTAACGGATAAAAGGTAGGGGAATATTTTTTCTCCTATCTTTGCCGAAAAAAGTACATCGCATGATATATCGAATTGTAAAAGGTAATGGCTTCAAGTTGCATATATTGGTAAGCAAACTTGAAATTGCTCAAAACAGCAACACTCTCGTGGATTGCGATATGAATCAAGCCGCCAACACGAAAGTTGAGCTTGTTGACGGTTCTTGTAATAGTATTGAATTGAGACACAAAGTGTCTGGGGATGCAAAGAATGAACTGATTTGCGATTTTCCTGACGATATTGATATTGGTTGCTATGCCGTTAAGGTATCTTTCGTTATTGGCGGTATTCACTTGTCAAGTTGCGAGAGTAACATGTTTGCCATTGTTCCTTTCAACCGCCAGAGCAAGATTCCTGTCGGCATAATTGATGGTGAACCATGTGGTTTGTATAATTTAAAATATTATATCACAACCGAAAACAGTTATGATTACAAGTTCTGGTATGGCAGCTCTTCTGCAAATAGTGTGTCGGAACTTAACAAGGATGAGCTTGCATGTGATTTCAACAGGGCTTCAGGTAAGACTTTCACAATTGAAACAACTGACAGCAAGCCGTATATATGGTTTGTCTGCACTTCGCCTATAACTATCACACAGGCTGGACTGCCGACTGCTTTCAATATGGAACAAGTTGACAATTTGTATTTCTACTGGAGTGACGAACTTGTTGCAGGTAACGACAACATTTATTCGATAGGAGATTAAGAGGTATGGCTGGTGAAGTAAAATATGGAAATTCTTTGGTCAGTTCACGTAAGGATGGTGTCCTGACTTACGCTAAATACATTAAAGATTTAAAAAGTGGGAAAGATCTTGAATCTCTGATTGAAGAGTTAAGGAACAGCATTCCTGAAACAGATGAAAACGGACGGTTTCCTTCTTATTATATTCCTGATGAATTCAACAATGTTTTCATCTTGGACGCTTGGGGCGAATCTTTCAACGAACCTACTCAAAAGGGACAATACGGTTACAATACTTTAACTAAGAAAATTTGTTACAGTAAATTTGAGGCTAAACTCCAACGTTTCGTTTGGGTTAATGCTGACAGCGAAATCTATTCTAACACGAGATTGTACATAAACAAAACAGACAACAGCATTTGGAGGTGGAACGGAAGTGATATGGAATGTCTTTCCAACAATATTCAACTGATAACTCCTAAAGATATTGATGCACTATTTTAGGTAATAGGTATAACGAAATACTGATAGATAGTATAATTATTAATATTAAACAATATGGCAGATAATAAATTTTTAGATCAGACAGGATTGGAACATCTTGTTGGCAAAATCAAAACTGAGCTTGACAAAAAGCAGGATAGTGGAACTTATGCTACATTGGTTGATGGCACTGTTCCAGCGTCACAGCTACCAAGTTATGTTGATGATGTAGTGGAGTTCAGCGGTTTCGTACTACAAGCTGATGTTCAAGCAATGAGCACTACAAAAAAATCCACAGATACGTTATGCAGCGTAGCTTATGTAAAATCAAACAACAAATTTGCCCTAAGAGATGGTACTAAATTTTATGGCAATTGGTCAGACGCTTCTACATGGGGAGTTGCAACTTCTGATTTGTTAGGAGGTGCTGGCGTACAGCCCGAAGCTGGTAAAATATATGTAGACATAACGACAAACAAAACCTATCGTTGGAGTGGTAGCAGTCTTGTTGAGATAAATAGTGGCGGAGTAGTTCTTGGTGAAACAGCAGAGACTGCCTATGCTGGAGACAAGGGAGCACAGAATGCTAAGGACATAGCAGCTATTAAGAGTGGAGATTTACCTTTGGTCAGTCCTGTCATTACTAATAAGTGGACTATACTTTGCAGTGATGGTTCTGCATCTGGCATTACCGCAAATCCTGGAAATCTTAATACCATATATGGATATAAGGTCAACTTTACAGGTAGCATGAAGTGGACTCATGCTGATGGTTATAAAGATCCTACTTCTATGAATGGCGGTGATTGGTCAAATGCTCAACTTCCGGCATCTGGTGAAAACTCTGTTGAGATTACGAAGCAATGTACTTCTGACACAACTATTACGGCAAGCATCAAGGCTCCTAAACAGGGACTTGTGCTTAGCAACGGTATCATCAAACAGGCAAGTTCTTCTGATGTTGACACTAAGTCTGCTTCTGTAAGGGTACATTTCCAGTACAAGGTGATACTGGCAAGAACCGAGGGAGATATTACAGCTGAAAAGCTTTCAAGTTTACTAAATCCTGATTCTGACGATAGTGCTTATGACTTGAAGGACGATAAGAACAATGTATATACAAATGTTAACGCAGGAGAGACTGAATACCTTGTTTATGCCTATCCGTCAAAGCTTGGTGAATTGTCTAAGATTACAATGAATGATGCTACCCCTTTGCTTAATGACGGCTTCACACTATCAAAGGTGACGGTAACAGACCCTCAAACAAAGATGCAATTGGAGTATAATGTATATAGAAGTGTACAGAGAGGTGCGTTTACTGGTGCCAAACTTGATATTGCTTAATGAATTGTTTAACGGAATAAATAGGAAAGGAAATAGAATATGGCAAAGAAAGGTTTAGCACAGGCTAATATCCTTCGTTCTAATAATACTACATCTACTGGTTATGGTATTGTATATGCCAATGAGATTAGTGGTCATAGAACAGTAGCTGATCTTGATGCTCTGTATGCTTTGTTCGATTGGCAGCTTTCTGCAAGTGGCAATAATACCGATAATGATGCAATCGGGCAGCTTTGGTATGTTGTTGATACAGATGGTAAGGGTAATGGCAATTTATATCAGCTTATCAATTGGGACAAGAGAAACACGGCTGATGGATGGAAGGTGTTTACTGCAAATTCATCTGTTGACCTCAGTAACTATCAGACTACCGCACAGGCTGACAGCAAGTACGCAACCAAAGAATCACTATCTGGATATGCCACTACAGCTGCTTTATCTGAAACGAGAAATGAGTTGAATGACAGCATTTCCGGGTGTGTAAAGAATACTGAACTTGGCTCCATTTCAAATACTGAGGTGGATAACATCTGGAATAACACGCAACAAGCATCGTGATGTTATTGTATAAGGTATTACTAATTTAAAACATATTTATTCATTAAAATTTTAAAGAATCATGGCAGAGAAAAAATTTATCACATCTGACAATTTGGGCTATTTCAGCTCATTGGTAAAAAAGGGATATGCTGATGCAGATACAGCATTGAGCAATACCCTTACACCAAAGATTACGGCTGCACAGACAAAGGCTGACCAGGGCGTAACTGATGCTGCTAATGCGAAGAAAGCCGCAGATAATGCAGCAACAGCGGCAGCTGGCGCTCTTGCTGAGGCACAGAAGAAGATTGCAAAGGGTGGCTTGAAGACCATCAATGGCACAAGTATTGAGGGTTCAGGTAACCTCTCTCTCGCTGATATTGGTATTGATGGCAATATTGCAGAGATTGTTACTGCTCTACCAGAACTTACTGCTGCAAAGAGTAACAAGCTCTATCTCCTGAAATCTGCAGAGAGTGTTGAGGGCAATACCTATGGTGAGTATATCAAGATTAATGACGGCAATGCCGACAAATGGGAGAAGATTGGAGAGTGGAAGGCTTATATTACTGTGGATAGCGAAATGTCCAATACAAGCATTAACCCAGTACAGAATAAAGTAGTCTATGCTAAAATTAATGACCTCTACAATAGTTTAAACGATGAAGTACATACTAAGGTAGATAAGGAAACAGGCAAGGGACTTTCTACTAATGATTACACTACAGCTGAAAAGACTAAGCTTGCCGGTATTGCAGAAGGTGCAAACAAGACTGTTGTTGATTCCGCACTTAATGCAAGCTCAACCAACCCTGTACAGAATAAGGTAATCAATACCGCTCTTGCTGGCAAGGCATCAACTGCTGTAGCTTCTCAGTCTGCAAATGGTCTTCTTTCTGCTGCTGACAAGAAGAAGCTGGATGGTATTGCTGAAGGTGCAAACAAGATTACTGTGGATACTGCTTTGAGTGCTACATCAACTAACCCTGTCCAGAACAAAGTAGTTCTGAACAATATTGGTGGTTTAACTAATCGAATTAATGACCTCGAGAACGATTTTACAGGTTTTGTAGGCACCTTCAAGGACGTTACTTCTGACGATATCAAGACCCTTTGGGATAACGCAAAGGCTGCAACTGTATAAGTAACTTAAAGTCTAAAATCCCTCTGACAGTTCCATGTATGTTCTTGCCAGAGGGATTAATATAAATACCGCGTTCTTTGACTTGTTGGAATACCGCTTGTATTATTTGCGATATCAAGATAAATATGTATCTTTGCAACGTTTTAAAATTTAAATGATATGGTAAAGACAAAGAAAATTCTGGTTGAGAATACCGAAATATCGGTATCTTTAAGCGAAGCAACATATAACGATTATATCTGTCTGACAGACATGGCAAGATTCAAAGATGCTAATAGAACTAACTATATTATTCAAAATTGGATGCGTTCAAGAAGTACTATAGAGTATTTAGGGGTATGGGAGCAACTGAACAATCCAAATTTTAAAAGCATCGAATTCGATGCTTTTAGAAATCAAGCAGGATTAAATTCATTTATTCTAACTCCAAAACAATGGATAGAAAAAACTAATGCCATAGGAATTATATCTAAGGCTGGACGTTATGGAGGAACTTATGCACACAAGGATATAGCATTCAATTTCGGAATGTGGTTAAGTCCTACATTTCAATTATATATTGTAAAAGAATATCAACGTCTCAAAGAGCAAGAAAACGACCCCTTGCTTGGAAAATGGAATATTCACCGCATTCTTACAAAAGCCAATTATACATTACAAACAGATGCAATAAAATCTGTCATGCCAAAATACGATATATCCAAATATAAGGAAAGGCTGATTTATGCTTCTGAAGCAGACATGCTTAATATCATAATATTTGGTTGTACAGCAAAAGACTGGGAACAGCAGAATCCTGAACTTGCGAAGAAAGGATTTAACTTGCGTGATACTGCAACTATAAATCAACTTGTGGTATTGTCAAATATCGAAGCCCGTAATTCTGAACTTCTAAAAATGGGAGAAGGAAGAGATAAAAGAATGACGATATTGCATAAAATAGCAAAAGAACAACTTTCTGTCCTTAATACAAACAATGTAGAACAGAAATTCCGAAAGTTACTTGGAAATAATCCAGAACAATTAGAATAGGCTATATCATAGCAATTTTAAAACAATAGGACGAAAGTCCACTTTAAGCGGTATTCCATGCAGTCGGAGTATCGCTTATTTTTATTGTAATTTTTTTAAAACTGAATCATCATGGACGATATTTTGAAGATAACAAAAGACGCACTCAGCAGCATGTTCTCCAGAATTAAGGCAGGCATTGAGACTACTGCCAAGAATTATGCAGACAGTAAGGATGACGCCATCATTGCCGCAGCTTTAATAGGGAAAAATGTTGAAACTATCAGGCTTCTAAATATAAAGTACCTTAATAATATAAGAAAAGACAAAGGCACTTTTTTAGCTATTCATATAGGTCTAGACAACTCATCGATTCCATACGGCTATTTTTATTCATATTCCAATGAAAGTGCACCAATTCAAATAACAGCAGATAACTTAGCTGAAATATTAGTAAACTTTGAATCTTATAACGCTTCTTATCCTCTGGCTATAAATAATAATGAGTGGTCTACCCTCACCCCGATAGTAGACGGTAACAAACAAATCTCCGCCATCTACAAAGGAGAAACTGTTGGAGACTTCACCAAATGGATTATAATGCTGAATACTGGAAGTGGCTGCGAAACGGAAGACCAACTGTACACCGCCTACAAGAAAGGCAACACTAAGTATCAGTATGGCTCTTATAATTATCTGTATCAGAACTTCAATAAGCCATGGGAACTCTGGTTGCCTTCCTCTGCGGCAAGCGGCAGCGTGATTGTTGATATATAGGCTTCCGACATGCTACAAATAAAAAGCGAGGTAGAAATGACTCTATCTCGCCTTTTTATTTCTATTTATTTCTGTTCAGGACGGCTTTGTTTGCTTTCTCCAAAATATCAAGTATTCTTCTTCTCAGTTCACGAATATCCTTCATACCGTCTGCATCATAGTAGGCTTTTCCGTCATACAAGAAACCTTTCTTTATATCAGAAATCGTTTTTCTGTCATAAGCAACATCTTCCACTGCTTCAATGGCAGCCTTGTTTGCCCTGTAATATGCATCGCCCTTTTCTCTTGAAATGCCGTCTATTGCCTCATATCGTATCTTGAAACTATTCAGCTTCTCATAAAGCTGCTTCATCTTCATATCCTCAAAGTCATCCTTTGGCGTTGTATGTAACTTGTATACATCCTCGCCTGTGGTCTTGTGCGCTTTGTATTCCTCACCTGTTTCCTGAGCCTTTTCTTTTTTCCTGTCTTCCTCGTATTTCTTCACAACTTTGTCGTCTTCCTTGTATTGCCTGTATTCGTCAGAGCCGAAGAATATGTCAAGTGTGGAGTAGTCTCCATCAACCTTTGCCTTTTTCTTCAGTTTGCTTAGAGTGTTGGCAGCCCTGTCATGTCGCTCCTTTACATTCCAGAATTCATCGCCTTGCTTCTTGCTGACAGGTCTGTCATCAGGATTGGAAACAAACTTGCTTGCCAACGGAATATCCGCCATCTTGATTTCATCACCATTCAATGCTTTGGTCATTACACCAAGCGTTTGACTGCCCATAGTATATGCACCACCGAGATAAGATGAAAGCACATGGTCAACGACAGCTGGATTGTTCAGATTGAAGCGTGAATTCACTGCCCTGTCTATCCAATTTTGTTGAACGTCAGGATAGTCATTCCCTATACTGTTCACCATTCTTGATATACGTACCAGCCATTCCGGAGTACCTACGTATGCTTTCGTGAAATTCGGGTCGTATTTGTTGTACTCTGAATCCTTGAACAAAGGCTTGCCTGTAAAGTCTACATTAAATGCAAGTTCAAAGAACGGACGAATTGGATTTGGCATCAGGCTTACTGCTACATTGCCGTCATACCCTGTAGGATCAAGTGGCAACATGTCTACTATCTGTCCCATCAAGTCCAGTGCGTAATCACCCCAACTCTCTTCCGCCTTTTCTCCGCCCCACAACTTTGATGCTATCATATCACCAATGCCATAGAAACCACGGAACTCCTGAGCAAGAGGTATCTTCACGAACTCATGTGTAAATGGCACCCACATGATAAAGTTGTTCCGTCTGTCCCATTTCGTAAACTGCCAATACTTATCCTTGTCATCATCACCACCAAACATACTCATCAGCAAGTTGTTCACCAAAGGCACAAGCACACCGCTTGCCATCCAAGCTGTTGTTACTGCCGTGAACTTGAATGGATGATGCTTTGCCAAGGCTCCAAGCGTCTGCAATGACTGGATTGCTGGATTTATGAAAAGATATAGATTGCGTATTGTCTGCCATCCGTGTTCGCCTGTTCCTTTGCGGTTGAAGTTAAGTGTTACATCCTTTGCATTGTTCACAGCTTCATCTATACTCCTGCCATATTCTATTGAGGTCATATATATCATAAATCGGTTGCTGTCCTCAATAGCGCGGTTCAGGGTTTCGATGCTCTCCATGATAATATGACCTACCTTCTTCGGATTTGCAGCCATACGGTTCATGTCTTTCAAATCATTTCTGAATTTCTTTCTCAGTTCCTCTACATCTACCGAAGTTACAAATCCAGTCTCGCCACCATTCATCATGAAGTCATAGAACATCTCTTCTACCCTACTTGCATTGCCGTTACGTACCTTTTCCCTCAACGTACCATTTTGATAACGCAATACCAAAGCAAAGGTATTCCAGTGTCTAAGCATGTTTCGCCTCAGCAGATAATTGTATCTTGCATCTTCACGTATTGCCGTTGATGCAAGTGTCATCGTGAGGTCACGCATATAGTTTGAAGGTATGAAAAGCGGAGACAATGAAGTGTATGCAGCAGCCATGTATCGTCCTGTCCTTGCAATTACTCTTTGTGATAAACTGTTCTCCAGTCCTTCTCTTACCTTTCTTGCTCTGGTGTTGTTCATTGCCTGTGCAAGTTGTGGATCTCCATTTATATATATCACATATTCCTCGCCATTCTTCATCACTCTCACTTCATGCTCACGCTCCTCTCCGTTGGTCTGTGGATAACTTATCTCTAAGTGCTCACGCTTCTGTGTTGCATCACCTTTCTGTGCCATTTGTTCCATCTTCTTCTCAAAAGCTTCAAGAGCAGTTTCCACCTGTTTGCTGTTCATGCCGGCAGTAATCTGCGGAGATGCAGGAATCCATTCTTCGTTGCCTTGTGCATCTGTAGTCTTGATATACCATGCCTTGCTCACATTTAAAAGTGAAGTTGGATGGTTCTCCGCCAACAACAGCAGATGCTGTTTCACCCAGTTCCTGTTGTTCATGAGTATTCCGCTCTCTGCCATATTCTCTATGTATGCTATTGGGTCATCGGCAAGAGACTTACGACCTTTGGCTTCTTTCAGCGTCTGGTTGAAAGCTCCCTTTCCTCCGCCTACATAGTTCCACACTTGATCTGCATTGGTATCTCCCCAACCTCGAAGAGGAATATAGTTGCTGTACATTCCACGTACGAAATTGTAAACATCCTCAGTCATCATGCCTGCCTTATAGCTGTCTGTGAGAATCTTCCTCGTTGCTAAATTTGTCGCATACCAAAGCTCATCAGTATAATACTCATTATTGTCTTCCACATCTTTCACCAAGTCCGCAGCTGCGCTTTCAAAGTCATCAGCATCAAACAGAGCTGTCAAGCCTGAATAATCCAGGGTGTTGCCGTCTTCGTCAAAGCGATACTTTGAATATGAAGGAGCATACTTTGTTCTGATGTTTACATCATTCTGCTTCCATGTCGCAAAGTCTATTCTTCCTGCCTCAAAGTCTGCATCATTGTTAAGTCTGTCTATATCCGCCTTATAGTTGTTGTAGGCATCCATACGCTCTTCGTTCTTCTCGTAGTCTTCATCCAGAGCCTTTTTGAAAGCTATATGGGCATTGCGTTCCAAGCCATGCTTTGCAATCATATATACTTTCACGTTGTCATAGCTCTTACCAAGTCTATGCATCAAATCATTGTATGCCTTGCGCAGCGGTTGCAAGAACTCGTCATTGTATTCCTCAAACTCATTCTTGCCCTTGCCGTGGCTTCTGTTCTCTGCTGTGTAGGCATCCTCAGCAAAGCTCAGCTTGTCAACGCCAACTTCTTTCATAATCGCTTCCTGTGCCTTGCGGATGGCAAGCATGGAATCTTGCAATACCATTCGCGTCAAAACGGCTTTGCGTTGCATCTCTAAGTTAAACTGTCCCTGTGCCGTGTCAGAAGTCAAAAGGTGTTGTTCGTATGTCGGTGCCGTTGCCCACAATGCTGCTTGTTGTCTGTATTCCTTCACTCTCTTCAGAAAGTCTGCTGCACTTTCGTTTGGCTCTCTGATAGGCAGCTGCGGTTTCTCTGCATCCTTTGGCAGGTTGTTGTCTTTCTTCCACTGATTCAATTCCTCTCGGTATCGGTCTACACGAAGTGAATATTTTTCTTCATTATTTTCCTTATTTGTTTGGAGAATTGAAATTAGCTTAGTATCTTTGCCACCAGATAAAGCATCAGACGTGTTAGGTGCGCCCTCCGTTGGTTTAAAGCTTTGTTTTTGGGAGTCTGACTGATTAATCAAATCTATCAGATTCCCTTTTTCTATCTTTGTCAGATAGTGGTCATAGTAGCTCTTGCCATTTTTGACACCTATTGTAAGTCTTGCCGTGTAATCAACACCACCAAGTTTTAGTCCAACTACATAATAGCGATAACTATCAAACTGCGCATTCTTTTTATATGCAGGCTGCTCATCAATGAAAATTGAATTTTCTATTAGCTTCGGTATTATAGCTATTGACTTCAAATGCGCTTCGTTACTCATGCTGTGGGCTGTTACTTTCTTTGCACCTTTTTTCGACAAGGAAACTTTTTCGCCAGTATCTTTGATTACATAATCGCCTCTAAGCTTATCAAGCAAGTATCTTTGAGCACTTTCCCGATTCAACTCATATTTACCCTTGTATTCATTTCCAGTAATCACCACAGGCTTGCTTTCACGGAGTTTCTGTATACGGTCTGCTTTGCTGTCTTTCAACGAGAATTTTTCTTCATTATTTTTTGTGGATTCGGAAGAATTGTCTACATTTGCAGCAGATAACTCCTGATTGGATGGATATTGGCGAGGATTGTTCTCACCCAGAAGTGCCATCTGTTCAGGGGTTATTTTTGGATTCTGATATACTATCCTATCATGAATATCAGAAATAGCATTCCTTCCAAATATTGTATTTATTGCATTGATCTCCAAATTCCTACCTGCATTTTTAACCTCAGCACTTACAACGACATAAGAACCGTCTGCAAGTTTCAAAGGTGTATAGAGCCTATATCCTTTTTGCCTTTTCTGCTGGTCATCCTGATAATATTCAGTAATAAGAATCGGATTACTTAAAGCCTGTGGTATCTGCTTCCATTCTTCTTCGGTAAAGTCATGTTGATTATCCTTACCGAAATGGCGTGATATGACACCATATCTAATTGTAAACTTATTGCCAGTCAGTCCCAACCTTTTCATAAAGTCTGGAGTATTGGCAACATCAAAGAATTTACGTTTGTATATATTTTCTGCAAAAGTCTTTCCCTTTGAGTACAAAGTATGAATAGCATCAAACAACGATTGGTTATTAACGCCCTTCAAAGAATATCGCATATCATCCCCATACAGGAATATCTGGTCTTTCCTTGCAACGTCTTCCGTTTCTTCAGCAAGGCTCTTCCTACGCTCTTCTGGAGACATACCCATACGGCTCTGAACATTTCGAGCCTCAACCTCGCCAGCAAGAGATTGATAGTTTTTGAAATCGTTACTTTCACTTACCGAAGCATTGTAAGTTGCTTTGTTTTTCTTTATTAATTCTTTTGCCTCATCATATTTCCCTTCGGCTTTTAAACGTCTTATCTCTTGTGACAAGTAATTTACTCTATTCTGAATATCTTTCTTGACAGTAATCTCGTTGCCACCTTGCGCAAAGCCCTCTATGTGTTGAATCACATGCTGTATCTCATGGTCAAGAACATTGCTTGCGTTTTCCGTAAACACGCCGTTGTCGTCCGTAAGCAGATAACTGTTCAGCACAATCTCATTTTGGACGTTATTATAATGCCCGACTTCACGATAGCCCATATCCTTGAAAACAAGCGGCATCTCCTTTAATTGCGGATATGCTGCCAACAGTTCATCTTTTTCCCTGCCGTCCTCAAGCATTTCGCCCAAAGTGGCGCGCTCTTCTGTTCCCTTTTTCACAAGCCGCAGACCGTTCCATAGGGAGACATCGCCTGTCTCGTACCGCCATTTGCCGTCCGCTCCACGTTCCCAGCCTGTAGCCATCTTGATTGCCTTAGCGTCTTTCTTTGCTTCCTCCATCTGTCGGGCAACATTCAAGTTGTCAAGACGTGTGCTTACTTCTTCCGCCTGGTCAAGATTTGCGGCACCTTTCTTGCCGATAAGCGAATATTTTTCCTTATTATTTTTTGTGGATTCAGAAGAATTGTCTACATTTGCAGCAGAGTTGAGCGGAGGAGTGGAAAGGCTTTCCACCTTATCATTAGGAGATAACATAATGAGTTCGCCGCCATTTCGTTCAGCTTGTCTTTTTATTCTCCCAAGATTTCTTTCATCAAGTGTATACCAACCAACGACTTCAACATTATCTTTGTTGTCGTTCACTTCCAATACAGTAATGGGACTCTTCTCATTCAACTTTATTGCAACCCAATGATTAGGTTTCTTTGTCGGCTGAGAACGACCAATCAAATCTGTATTATACAACGCATCATTCAAGACCTTACGACTTTCTGCTGGCGTAAATTTATGGGCATTCCAATTCTTTTCAAAGATGTTTTTCTTTATAATGATTGGTTTACCGTTTGCACCAATTGCAGCATCCACATTTTGAGGTATAGGAGGCAGTTGTACATTACGAGTAGCATTTGTAAAATTTCTATCTGTCAAGTCATCAACAGACTTAATTTTATCAAGCTTCAGCGTTCCGTCATCATTCAACGGATTGCCTTGGTTATCCACATTGCTTTTCAATGAGTACTTTTCGCCATCGACCTTAGCGTACTGTCCCTCATCCGTATTAATCCATGCCACATCTGTCAGTGGCACAGTCTTTTCATAAACTTTGCCGCCACCTGCATAGTCGGACGCTTGCATATAAGAAGGAGTTACAAACACGCCATTCTTAATAGCCTTGCTGCTGTAGATAGTAATCTCGCCTGTTTCAAGAGCATCTTGCAACATATCGTTTGTAATGTCTGGATAAGCAGACCATTCGTCATAGTCATACTTCTCCGCTTCATTACGAGCTTCCTCAACTGATTCTTCCAATGTCTTTATATCTTCAACTTTTCTGATGCCTGTATGATAATCATCCAACATAGGATTGGTCTTCAATATAATATCCAGCTGTGCTTGCTTCCTGTCTTAATTTTTCAGTGAATATTTTTCTCCATTTTCCTTTGGGTTCTCAAAATTCCTTACTATATTTGCAGCAGAAGAGAACTCTCGGTTATGTGTAGCGTCCGCAATTGGAGCGGAAGAGCTTATATAGTCAAGGGTTCTTTTTTTGTCTGTATAGAGCATCTTCCCACTATTTATCCAAGACAACACACTATCACCTCTCTTTCCATAGACAGATGTTATAAGGTTTATGTCTTGCACTTCACCTTTATTTATATCTATACTTGCCAAAGCGTTCTCGCCATTAAGTTGTAGTTCTGTAAATATAGAATAACTACCTTTATAGCTGCCATCAAATATGGCAATAGGTCTTTGCATTGCATTTGGCAGATCTTTCAAGTCTGTTGGAGAATACGAATGAACTTTAGCCTTCTTTAGTATTTTATTTCCGTACAATCTTATATCACGGTCAGGAATACCAACACTCTTGAGTACAGATGAAGGATTACCAACAGAAAGTATTTCTTTATCTGCATTTTCTCTTGTTAGTCCCTTGAGCTGTTCATTGAACCTGTCATTCACTTCCTTCAGCGAATATTTTTCTCCGTTTTCCTTTGAACTTTCAAATTTCCT